AGGCTATATTGAACGTGCACATTTCCCATTGATCGTATCCTATGCTCTTTCGGGTGCTTTGGGTATTGTCATTACAAAATTGCCTGAATTTAATGTTCCAAAAGAACTTGAATACATCATTAAAACAGCGACTAAAGATGGCAAGTCTTTACAGCAGTTATTTTTAGATGTTGTAATTGAAATTTTTCAGACAGGGAGAGTGCCTTTACTTGTAGATATTGTGGCGGAAAAAAATGAATTTCGATTTGTTCAGTATAAGGCAGAGGAGTTTATTAATTGGAAAACAGCAGTAGTTGCCGATGAAAAGAATTTAATTCTTGGTGTACTGAAGGAGACTAAACCCGCCTCTGATGATATTTTTTCACATGAAACGAATGATGTTTATCGAGTATTATCATTAGATTCACAAGGCAAATACTCATCCAGATTATTTACAGAAGGTCAAGAATTAACAGAATGGGCTACAATTCCGAGTTATTTAGGAAAGACAATAGATGAAATTCCCCTATTTCTTGCTGGATCAATTAACAACAGTTTTGATATGCAGCCAATTCCTTTAATTTCAGTTGCAAATTGTTCTATACAGATCTATAGAAAAGAGGCGGATTTAGCAAATTCTGAATATTTATCTTGTAATCCGACTTTGTGTCTTGTTGGGGCTACAAATGATGAGGATCTTCCCAATGTTGTTGGGTCGTCTGTCATGATTGTATTACCGAATGAACAAGCAAGAGTATTTTACACTCAAACAGATACAGCCGCATTAAAACATGTAGCCGAACATATTAAATCATTATATGAAGAAGCTATCCGTCACGGTGTCGCTATCTTAGATGCTCGTAAGGGGGTTGAAGCTGCTGAATCATTAAGAATACGTCAATCAACGCAGAGCGCTTCAATTTACTCTGTTTATCTCGCTGCTATGAATGCAATCAAAGAGGGATTGCTTTTAATGAGTCGATGGGCAGGTTATAATGAAGAAGATGTCATTCTTGATGCTCCATCTTCACTTACTCAGGGTATTCCAGATTCCAGTATTCTTAAAGAAGTTATTGAAGGATATAATCAAGGAGTTGTTCCACTTAATGTTATTCATCGTTATTTGGTATATTCTGGTCTTATGGATCAGACAGTTGGGTTTGAAGATTATTTAACACTTCTTGAAGAAAACCAACCTGAAAATAAAGACGATGGGGTTCTATCCATTACGGATGATAAAGGAAATATTATTACTGATCCAAAGACCAAGCAAAAACAATCTGATGCAGCAATAAAAGTATCAGAAGGTCCAGAGGATCAATAAACTTAACGAAACCTTGAGGGTTTCATAACTGAAGTACTGGGTACTTCGTAATTTTAGGAGAAAGACATGCCAGATTTTAAATTTATTGAGGACGATGCGGTAAGGGAGAAAGTCGAAAACATTCATAAACTTGAAGTTGATGAATTGACTGTTAATTTAATCAACAAAGCTAAGGCTGATCAGGAAGAATCTGAAAAAGGTTTAAAAGCAAAACGAGATGAGCTTTTAAATGAAAAGAAAGCTTTACAGGAAACGGTAAAACTTTTTGATGGAATTGATCCTGAAGCAGCCAAAGAGGCTCTTGAGTTTCATGAAAAAAATAAAGATGCAGAATTTCTGAAAGATGGAACGATTGAGGATTTGATTGAGAAGAAAACTTCTACTCTTAAATCTGACCATGAGGCTGTACTGACTGAGCTAAATAGAAAATTTGAGGAAGCGTCTTCAAAAGGAACATTGTATCAGAATCTTTACGAATCTAAAGTTATTGACGATGGTATTCGTGCCGAAGCAATTAAAGCTGGTATTCGTGCAGAAGCAATTGATGATGTGCTTATGCGAGGGCGGGGAGTATTCTCTCTTGATGATAAGAAACAAATTGAAGCAAGAGATAGTGAAGGAAAACTTGCAAAAACAAAAGATGATAAAGTTCTTACCACAAAAAATTGGATTGAAGGACTTAAAGAAACGTCTCCTCATTATTGGCCCAACTCTGAAAGCGCAGGAGCACTTGGTGGAGAGAGCGGACCTGATTCTGATTTAACAGCTAAATTAAAACAAGCTGCGGAAAGCGGAAATATGGTTGAATATAGGCGATTAAGAGCGTTGAAGTAAAAAGTAGCATTTTATTTTTAAATAATATGTGATATAATATAATATTATTATGAGAGGGATAGGGTCGCTCCTGAAAAATAATCAACTCAATTATTTTCCCTCTCTAATTTTTATGAGTTTTTAAATGGAGATTTAAAATGCCTGTCAAACTTACATCTTTAGAGTTTATTCAAAGGGCTAAAAAAGTTCATAATAATTTATATGTTTATTCAAATTCAATTTACAATGGTATGCATAAAAAATTAATTATTATCTGCCGTAAACATGGAAAATATTCACAATCTCCTGCAAATCATTTAGCAGGCAAAGGGTGTCCTAAATGTAAAAATGAAAAAACATCAATTAGATGTAAACATTCCTCATTAGATTTTATAAAAAAAGCCCAAAAGATCCATGGTAATGTGTATGACTATTCTCAAATTGTGTATAAATTAGATAATCAGAAAATTACTATAATGTGCAAAGAACACGGAGAATTTACACAAACACCTAGATCCCATTTAAGTGGAAATGGGTGTCCTAAATGTGCTGGGTTTAATTTATCTTTCAAGGAGTTTGTTAAACAGGCATCTAAAATTCATAAAGGCAAGTATGACTACTCTCTTGCAGAACAAAATTATAGGGGGATGTCGCAAAAAATTTCTATAATTTGTAAAATTCACGGCATATTTATGCAGTCACCTGGGATACATTTGCGTGATACTGGTTGTGCGAAATGTGGACATACTAAAACGACTCAAAAAAAGACACACACCACTGACATGTTTGTGAAACGTGCAAAATTGATACATAATGATTATTATGATTATTCAAAAACGGTATACATCCAAAATAAAAAGAAAGTTATTATTATCTGCCCAAAACATGGAGAATTTGAACAATCACCCGACAACCACCTAGCTGGTAAAAATTGTTCTCATTGTGTAGGCAAGATTTCAAAAGAAGAAATGGAAGTGGTTTGTTTCTTAAAGTCCCTTAATGTAGAAATAAAAACAAATCAACGAGGTTTAATTTCGCCGAAAGAGCTTGATATTGTTTTGCCAGAGTATAATATCGCAATTGAATATAATGGATTATATTGGCATTCGTCTGCTATGAAACATTTTAATAAATTGGCACATCAAGCAAAATCAAGAGCTTGCAAAAATATTGGTTATCGTTTAATTCATATTTTTAGTGATGATTGGAAATTTAAAAAAGAAATAGTTAAATCAATATTAAGGATTACATTACAAAAAGGTAAGTATAGATTTTATGCTCGAAAAGGAATTTGTAAATCTATAGATAAACAACAAGCATTTAAATTTTTAGATTTAAACCATATTCAAGGCAGTGTCATATCTTCTCATTATATCGGGCTATTTTTTAATGATCAATTGACACAAGTAATGACATTTAAAAAAACAGGTGTAAATGGACAATTTAGTCTTAATAGATTTGCATCATTATTAAACACTCAAGTTGTAGGAGGAGCAAGTAAGTTATTTAAGTTTTTTTGTCGCCAGTTTATATTTACTTCAATTATTACTTTTTGTGATTTGTCTACATTTAGTGGTGCATTATATACTAAATTAGGATTTAAAAAAGTAAATGAAATTTCTATTGATTATTCCTATATAGTTAATGGAGTACGCAAACATAAGTTTGGATTTCGTAGAAAAAGACTTGAAACATTATTATCAAATTTTGATGCAACTAAATCTGAATTATGGAATACACGAAATAATAATATTTATAGAATTTATGACTGTGGAAAAATAAAGTATGAGTTTAAAAAAAATATGTTGACTTATTGATTTTTATACTTTATCGTTAAATATACTATAAGTAAGGAAGAGTTTCTGGGAAACTCTATTTTTGAATGCCTTGGGGGCTGAGAAAACAATTTTAAAAGTTTTAAAAGTTTTTACAGCTCCTTTTCTTTTTTAAGGGAGCGCAATTTAATTAATTCTTAAAAAGGAGAAAGAAAATGGCAAATATTTGGGAACATCCCAGTATAATCGCTGCTGAGGCTTTAACACATCTTGAGGACGCACTTGTAATTGCACCTCTCTGTGCTAAAGATAAAACAAGTGACTTTACTAATCAGTCTAATGGTTGGAAAGTCGGAGACACAGTATCTTTTAGAACTAACGGTGAGTACGAAGTTGATGAGTTTTCAACTTCTATTAATACTCAGGCAATCAGTTCATCTACCAGACCAATGACAATTGAGAAACATTATGACATCTCTGTTGAGGTGACTGCAAGAGAAGCAGCACTTGACCTTGATTCTTTTGTTGAGCAGGTGATTCGTCCTGCAACTTATAAACTTGCTGAAAAAGTCGATCTTCATGTCGGCACAAAACTTCTTCAGGCTGCCGGTGCTTATTACAGTACAGCACTTTTTGAAACTGCTGCTGATATTGCACAGGCAAGAAAAACAGCCATTCTGCAACAGTTGGCAATGAATAGATTCTGTCTCGTTGATCTTGATCTTGAAGCAACTCTCTTGGGTCAGACATGGTTTAATCAGTCGCAGACTCGTGGTGGAGATGGCGAAGTGACTCTGCGTAATGCAGAAATGGGACGGGTTATGGGTATGGACTGGTATTCCAGTATAGCATTTCCAACTGAAGCGGCTGCTGCAACTGTGGGTGATGCTATATTTGCAACTGATAATGGCGGCGCAACTACTAATCCAATTGGTGATAAGGTATTGACAGTTGATACTGGTTCTTCTGTTGCTGAAGGATTGAAAGTTGGGGATCGTATTGCGATTGCTGGAGTAAGACGTCCTTTAATAGTTGCTACTGCGATTGCACAGGCTTCTTGTGCTGCTGCAACTACTATTGAGTTGGTTGATCCAATCACTGAGGTTATCCCTGACAATGCTGCTGTAACAGTAGTTGGTTCTGGAAAAGACGTTCAACATCATGGTGTTATCATGGATGATCGTTCTCTCGCTATTGCATTTCCAATGCTGGATCTTCCTGAAGATCGTGTTGCTGCAACTGCTTCTAATAACGGTGTTAGTATTCGTATCGTTAAAGGTTATGACCTTTCTTCCAAGAAAACCACTATGTCTCTTGATTTACTTGTTGGTGCATTTGCTCTCGATCCAAGACGTATTACTCTTGTTGGAGATAAAACTGCTTAATTGAATAAAAAAGGAGACAATGTTATGAAGGTTTATAATAAAGATGGAGTCAGCATGACTGTAGCAAAAGAACAAATAGAAGATGTTCTTGCATCGGATTGCTGGTTCAAAATTAAGCCAGAATTGAAGAAAGATGCATCAATGAAACTTGCCGCTGAAAAAGACGAAGCTGCTGATTCTAAACCAAAAAAAATCCGTAAAGTCACTCCTAAGAAAAAATAAGGGGGATTAAATGTCTTTAAATGCAGCCATAGGCGCAGCGGATTCAAACTCATATGTAACTCAAGCAGAGGCAAATGCATACATTCTTGATCGTGTGCATGCCTCTGCCTGGGAAGACTTTGAAGATAAGGATAAAGTACTAATTACATCGTCACAGATGTTGGATTGGTATATAAATTGGAAAGGTTTTCGTGCCACAACTACTCAAAGTTTGCTGTGGCCGAGAACAGGAGTTATTCGTAGAGACGGTACTGAGATTGATGACGAAGTCATACCCAATGAAGTAAAAGTTGCAGTATATGAACTTGCGTTGTCATCTCTTGAAGCTGATAGAACAGATGATGATCCATTATCTGGTATTGATCAGTTAAAAGCTGGCTCTCTTATGATTAAAGCGGGACCATCGGGAGTGAATTCAACTTCTATTGATGCAATACCTACTAAAGTATTTAAGATTTTATCTGATTTACGTACTTTGGGCGGGACTAGTGTTGTGAGACTTTTGAGAGCATAATGGCAAAATTAAAAAACATATTTGTAAAAGGTGTTAATACTCTTTTTTCAGCTTTTGAAGAAGCGGTACATACTGGAACATATGTTCAGATTACAGATAATGGTTTTGATAGTGTCACTGAAGAATCCAATGATGTCAGATGTATTTTTGAGAAATTTACTGAAAAAGATGTAGAACTTCTTTCATTTTCGAAGTTGATACAACCTACGGATATTAAAGGATTAATTCCCGCTGAGGATGTTTCCTTAGATATGAATGTTAAAGGCTATTGCGTTTTTGAAGATGTTGAATACACTGTGGAGGGTCAAGAGGTTGATCCAATGGGTGTTTTATATACTTTATTGTTGAGGAATACCTGATGACTTTAGTAGAATTTTTAAATAGAATGAAGGTTACTGTTCGTGGTCCTAAGTTTAAAACTGCTTCTACTCAAGCTTTGAAGAAAAATGAAAAAGCAATTTTGCAAAAACTTAGAACACATTCTCCGATTGATTCTGGATATTTCAAGTCACGTTGGAGAGTTTCTTTACGAAATTTTTCAGATCCAAATGTGTTGGCTGGGATGCTCATTTCTAATGATACTGAGAATTATGGACAGTTCATAGAGAAGGGAGCCGAACCGGGACAAGCGCCTTGGTACTTTCCAAACAGAGTAAGACGAGGAAAGAGAAAAGGTCAAATGAGAAAAGGCACTGGAAAATTAAAACTCTATGATGGTAAAGTTTGGGCTGGTGGTTTAAATCCTGGTCATGAGAAAACAGTTGGAGGAGCAATTCAACATACATTTTCTGAGAGAAGTAAAATATTAGAAAATCTCATGATTGATGTATCAAACTCAGCCATAAAGGCATTCATATGATTAATAGAGAAACAGGATTGACAGAGCTTTATAATCGGATTAAAGATAAACGAGTTGTTATTGGTGTTACCTCTTTTAAACGTACTCCGACAAATCCTATATCTGATTCAGATATGCCTTGTATTTTT